CCGACCGTTGTGCGCGTGACCATGGCCGAGGAGTTCGGTTTGTGAGCGCGTCCCCAAAACAGCACCAAGAAACACCGGAAACGCCGGTGTTTTACTCTGTTGGAGGAGCCGAGGACGTCGGATGTTATACAGGAGAAAACCTACCGCAGGACGCCCAACAGCGCATTGGACGCCAACGGCGCCACTGCCGCCACCAGCACCACACCTCACTGTCTGATGGCGTAGCCCAAGTCGACGCCTTGAGCAGGCTGCTGTCAGCACGCGCCAAGGGCGACACACGCGCAGAGCGAGCCGCGCTGAGGAGACTGGAGGCGGTCTTGGGCTAAACCGGATTAGCTTTCCAAATCCGAAATGCTCAACGGGATTTTGGAAATCGTGAAAAGTTTTCAGCAACCCACAAAACCGGAAAACGTTCCCAGACGGAAAACCGCAGCGCAGAGAGGGGAGCGAGGGAGCGACGGGCGGGGGGCGACGCGCGGTCAGCTCCCAGCGTCACACCGCGTCAGCGTCACACCGCGTCAGCGCACAAAACACCGCGTCAGCGGTTGGCAACGCACGCCCAAGCGTACGCAAACGTACGCAAACGTACGTAAAGTCTAGCGTTTGGAGGTTTTTGTAGCGGCGGCAAACACGGACATCCCGTAGCGGTCGTCCCACAGATAGACGGATGCATATTCGTCGCCGAACCACGTGGCTTCACGCCGAGCTTCTGCGTACGCACCGCGTGGAATGACGTGCGTTGCCGATAACAATCGGAGCCAGTTGACTAATGCGTTTTGGGCGGTTTTGGCTCGCACGATGCCCTGCGAATCGATTCCGAAGGTGATTATGTATCTGTTCATTTTTTTGCGGTTCATTTTCTTGTGGTTCATTTTTGTAGAAGGGGAGATGAGGGGCGGTGGTGTTACATGGCGCAGCTTGCCTCGTCAGGGAACGCCTGGGCGAGCAACTCAAACGCCCAGCGCAGCTCGTGGTTTGGCCATTGATCGTCAAGCCACGCGAACCACTGCTCCCAGGTCTCGTCGCAACGGCGCTCGAGGTGGTTCATGATCGACTTGCCGTACTTGCCGTCGGTTGACCAGTGCATGGCAGCAGGGGCGCCGGTGTCGGGGTGTGGGTACGCCTCCAAGTTCAGGTAACCATGGCCGACCTCTACCGTGGCGAGCCAGTAACGGTCAGTTTGGATGACTTCAACGCCTCCAGGAAGGCGGCGGGTTGTCGCGGCTGGGGCGGGGGTGGGGGTTGGTGTTGGTGTTGGTGTTGATGTTGTTTGCATAGGGTTTGGTTTGGGTTGGGGTTGGTTAAATCGTGCAGCATCCGCAGCATGGCGCGTCCTCACACCGCCCACGGCGATTGCGCGTGAAGCGCGCGCCGGTGGAGAAAGCAATGCCGTAGGAAACCGCATTGCCCTTGCTCCAAGAAAGCGCCTCAGCAGAGGCCTCAGAGGGCGCGTCACCGCACCGGTCAACGCAGTCAGGGCAATGCACAGCCCAGCCAGACCGCGCACGCGAGAGCGTGCCGGTGTTAGCGGGGACACGGCACCCACAGCCGACGCAGTCGGCGGGGTATTTGTTCAGTCGGGGGGTTGGTTTTGTTTGGGTTTGCATGGTTTTGTTTGGTTTGGGGTTGTCTTGTTTTTGTCGGCAGCTCCGACGGAAACTTTAGGGAAATCCGGATTAGAAAACTGAATCGGAAACGCTCGGCGGGATTTTCGAAATCGTGAAAAAGTTTTGGAAACGCAGAAAACCGGAAAACGGTCTGGGGGCGAAAATCAGGGGGTTTCAGAGGGGTTTCGGGGTTTGAATGCGGGTTAAGTTGAGATCGCTTAGGTTGGGTTTATGGGTGGAAAGCGTAGTCTGGACAGAGAAGGGAAAAGAAACGTGCCTTTAAAACGCGCGGAAAGGGGGCGAGAAGGCGCGGAAGGAAGCGGGGAGGGTGGTGATAGCGGACGAGGGGTGAGAAGAGCGGGAAGGCGGGAAGGGGAGGCGGGACGGGAGAAGGCACGAAAAAAGCCGAGCCCGTTAGGGACTCGGCTTGGGTTGGGGAGGGGAGTGGGGCTCAGTGTCGGTAGAGTCGGCCATCATTTCCGACTCGGTGCTCAAGGGTTGGGGGTGGGGGTGGGGTGTCGCGGACTGTGCAGGGCATTATCAGCGCCGCGTTGACAGCGCGTTGCGCGGACTCGAGAGAGGGGGCGGTAACCGTCCCGAGGTACGAACCGGAACCGTTACTGCTGGACGTATAAACGTGATAGGTGCGCATAGGTGCGGGTTGGTTAGTTTGCGTCGACAACGAATCCGGATTTGTCTTTCTTGGCTTTGCCTTTGGCTTTTAGGCCGACAACAAAACCGGAATGCCCGGCACGCGCGCGGCGGTCGAGAAACCGCAAATCGTGCAAATCGCCGTCCAACACGGGACGATGCCAATAGGTTGGCGGGAGTGAATCGCGGAACACGACAGAGACGTTTCCGCCCGCCGATAAAACCTGTTGGCATTCGGCTTCGTTGGAGTGGGAGTCGCGTGAAAAGACAACGGTATAGTTGGCTGAGTGCAAGCCTTTTGCGTTGTCTAAGGCTTTTTTGACGCTCTTTGTGTAATCGTAAAATGGGACGTCAGGGAAACATTGCATAAGCGTCTCGCCTTTAGATGGTACCAGCAGGCGGTGAAACGCTAGGTCAGAGGTGCCGTTTAAGCGAATGCATGGAAGCATTCCAGCGCGTTTAGCTTTGCGCACCAAGGATTTGCAATCTTCATACAGCGCTTCCATGAAAGCTTCACGATCCGCAAAGAAGGCTTTTGTTTTCTTCACGCGTGCCGCTTGGACGCTATTGAAAGCACCTCTGCCTGAGGTGTTTAAACACGCTTCCTTGCACGTACCGGCCCAAGGGCAGACGTTCCCGACACCGGAAAGGTCGGAAGGGGAAAGGTACAGAATGCCCGTAAGGAAGTTGAGGGCTTCGCCTTTGCGGGTTTTGGCGGATGAGATACCGAGTAGGTTCATTTTGTTTGGGTAGTGTAAAGGGTTGTGAGGGTTGGGTTTAACGTGGAAGGTGAAAAAGGCTATTTTCCATTGTTTTGGTTAAGTTGTTGTCGTTCACCACTTTAAGAGTGGGGCGGTAGCATTCGTTGTGCGAAAGGTAGTAAACGGTTGAATGGAAAGCTTTTATAAAGTCTGAAGCTTCTTTTCTGGAATCGAAAGGACCGTGCCAAAGGTAGTAGTTTGTGGTTTTGGGTCCGTAGTAGTGGCGTTTGCCTGCAACGTAGTGTTTCATGGTTTGGTTTGTGGTTTGTGGTTGACTGAGAGTGGTTTATCGCATTTGGCGCAGTGCCGCTGCGTATGTGACGCAGAGCAAAAGTCCGATAAGCGAGGCTTCAAGGGCGTTGAGGTTGAGCGTACCGAGTGCGAGTGCGTCAAGGGTGGAGAGGGTGAGCATTGCGAGGGTGAAGGTATTGGTTTTCATGGGTTTGTGTTGGTTAGGGTGTTACCAGCAGATGATGCCATTGACCAGATATGGGTCATGAGCGTGTTCGAGTGCTTTTGTATAATCGCCTGCAAAGCGGTGATTTAACACGTAACGGGCAGTGCTGAGTGCTTGCAGTGCGGTGATTGTTGGGTCAATGGCGCGCATAACGGATGCGATGGTTTGGATTTGCTGTTTAGTGCTGAGTTTCATGGGTTTGGATGGTTTGAGTTGCGTCCACGTTGTGCGGACTTGGTGCAAGGTTGGCGCAAATAGGGAGGGGTGGCAAGTGCGAAATGCGCAAAAAGTGCGTATCGGGAGGAAAGGGAAGCTTGAATCAAGCCCTGTGTTAGGTGCACACAGGGCGACGATGGCACTGGACAGGAGCGTGACAGGGCGCGCAAAAGGCACGCCTAACAAACTGACTTCGTCGATACGCGACGCGATTTTCGTTTCTTTTGAGAGGCTAGGCGGCGCCGCATACCTCGAGGAGGTAGCACGTAGGGATCCGCGCACGTACTGCGCGCTCCTAGGCAAGGTTCTGCCGCGCAACCCGGCTGCCACAGACAACGCGCCTGGTAACGTTGCAACGCTGACTGACGCGGAAATACGCCAGCGTGTAGCTGGTATGCTGCGGGAAGGACTCTCTCCAGCAGGCATCGAAACGGGGGAAGTAGTTGACGCTGTTGAGGTTGGAGTGAAAAGTGGTACTTGATGTTCAAGTATACATGACTGCGATTGTAAAGACTAATAGCCTAAATCATAGCGATTCCATGCAATCAAAACGCGTTTAGTGTCAGTCTTTAAGGGTTCCAGCACTAGTTTGCATGTTGACTTATAAACAAATCACGAATCCAAACATACCTAAAACCCCCTGAACCCATCCGGAACTTACAGCGGAGACGGCGGCGTCTCCGTGAATGTCGCTATTAGACCGTGAAAGAACTCAGTCCAGAAGAGAAAGCAGAACTCGTCTTGTGTTTGGAGGAGCTCCAGCGCCGCAAGCGCGAGCGCCGTTTGCTCGGTTACTACCCAGACACCGGACCCCTCAGGCGGGAGCTCTACAAGAAGCACCTAGCCTTCTTTGAGGCGGGGGCGAAGTACAAGGAGCGTCTGATGATGGCAGCCAACCGCGTCGGCAAGACCGAAGGCATCGGCGGCTTCGAGATGGCGGTACACTTGACGGGCCGGTACCCCTCATGGTGGCGCGGCCGCCGGTTCGACCGCCCGATCTCGGCGTGGGCGGCGGGGGACACCGGTAAGACCTCACGGGACATCTTGCAGACGAAGCTGCTGGGACCGGCTGGAAGTCACGGCACGGGCCTCATCCCGAAGGAAGACATCCTGCGGGTGTCGGCCAAGGCCGGTATCGCTGACGCGGTGGAAATCATCGTGGTGCGGCACGCATCAGGGGGCGAGTCGCGGTTAACGCTCAAGAGCTACGACCAGCGTCGCGAGAGCTTTCAGGGAACGGAGCAGGACATCATCTGGCTGGACGAGGAGCCACCGCTGGACATCTACACAGAGTCGCTGCTGCGAACGATGACGAACGACGGTATGGTGATGCTGACGTTTACGCCGCTCTTGGGGATGTCGGAGACGGTGATGGCGTTCTTGAGGGACGGTGAGGTGTGCGAGCGGGCGGAGGGGACGAAGTTCGTGGGGATGGCGACGTGGGACGACGTGCCGCACTTGAGCCAGAAGCAGAAGGAGGACTTGTGGTCGAGCATACCGCCCTTCCAGAGGGACGCGCGGTCGAAGGGCGTGCCGCAGTTGGGGGCAGGGGCGATTTATCCTGTGCCCGAGAGCGAGCTTGTGGTGCCTGACTTCGAGGTACCGGTGCACTGGCCGAGGGTGTTTGGGATGGACGTGGGCTGGAACAAGACAGCGGCGGTGTTTGGGGCGTTGGACCAGCAGAGTGACACGTTGTATTTGTACTCGGAGCATTACAGAGGGCAGGCGGAGCCGGCGATTCACGCGGAGGCGATAAATGCGAGGGGGCGCGGGATACCTGGGGTGATTGACCCTGCCTCCCGTGGCAGAACGCAGGTAGACGGGCAGCAGTTGTTTGTGCGCTACCGGCAGATGGGGTTGGATTTGACGGTGGCGAACAACGCGGTGGAGACGGGGATTTACGACGTGTGGCAGCGAATGTCGACGGGGCGCCTGAAGGTGTTTAAGAGCATGACGAACTGGACGGCTGAGTTCCGGTTGTACCGGCGGGATGACAAGGGTCGGGTTGTGAAGGAGAACGACCACTTGATGGATGCGACGCGGTATTTGGTGGTGAGCGGGCTGAACCGAGCGGCCTTGAGCTTAAAGAAGCGGATGCAGAAGATGATTGAAGTGATGCCGGTGATGAACTTCTTCTCGAAGAAGTAGATTCTCCAGCAATTGACACAAACCTTCAAACCCGCATGATGAGACTATGAAGAACGACCCGGT